AAACAGGGTCACTTCTGCACCCAGGGCACTCGCCAGCTTAACGGCCATGTGACCCAGACCGCCAAGTCCGACCACGCCAACGTGCATGCCAGCCTGGACGTTGTAGTGGCGCAGCGGAGACCAGACTGTCACGCCCGCGCAGAGCATCGGTGCCACGCCCGACAGCGGTAGGTGCTGCGGTACAGACACCACAAAATCTTGATCGACTACAACGTTCTGCGCGTAGCCGCCCCAGGTACTCTCTCCGGTATATTTATCGTTGCCGTTATAGGTTGCCGTGAAGCCCGCCTCGCAGTACTGCTCCTCCTGCTGCTTGCAGAAGTGGCACTCCCGGCAGGAGTCAACCATCACGCCAACGCCGACGATATCGCCTGCTTTAAACTTATCAACCCCTGCGCCGGTCTCGACGATGCGGCCAACGATCTCATGACCCGGCACCAGCGGATAGCGGCTTACTGCCCACTCGTTACGCGCCATATGCAGATCGGAGTGGCAGACGCCACAGTAGAGGATTTCAATCTTCACGTCCTGCTGTTGCAGCGGGCGTAGCACAATCCGGCCGCTGGAGAGAGGTTGTGCCGCGTCCGTCGCGACTAATGCATTAATTTTCATCGTGCCTCGGAAATAGGGTGCTTTTATTCAAGGAAGGCGGCAGACTTTAATTAAGTTGGTTCGATATTGATAGTAGTCACCAAATGGTGACCATAAATCGGAGAGTGAATAGTGCCTGCATGGGTAGATGGTAAGCTAATGTTCTTTGCGGACTCGCCTCCGCGACGCCTGATGGATCTCTTCACCGTCAAATGGAGCACGATGGTGCTGCATGCGCTCTACCACTGGCCTGGCGAGCGCGCCCGCACCGGAGAGCTACAGCGCAGCCTGGAGGGCATCTCCAAGAAGATGCTGTTTCAAACCCTGAAGGAGCTGGAGCAACGCGGTCTTATTACCCGGCATGTCTATGACGTTATTCCGCCGAAGGTAGATTACCGCCTGACGGCGTTGGGCAAGACCTTTGCCGAGCCGATAGAGCAGATGTACCAGTGGGGGCTGGAAAATCAGGCGGCGCTGGATGAGATGGAGCAGAGATATAGAATGTCAGAGAAGAGGCCCGACTAAGCCGTATTGGCTTACGTGAAGTTGATTGTAAAGCAGTGGGTTGCAATAACGGATGCTTACTAAGGAGAGACAAGATAAAATGGATACAGATATTGAAAAACCTTGCGAGCTAGATAATTTAGTTACTATCTATTTTGGTCAGGAATGCGATATCTTTGATGACAATTGTGACTTTGGCATTCTTATTAATGAATACCTTAATACATCATCAGCTTTCTCTTTAAGAATGCTGCTAGCAAACTTAATCGAATTGAATACCCAGGACGATAGATGTGAGGTGCTATTAGCACGCTATGATGGTGAATTTGCACCAGAGCGTTGGGATATGTCTGCTCAGGATTGGCTTGATATTGTAAATCAGCGACTTATTGATTTTATGAATGAAAAGGGATTCTCTACCGAGCTATCACAATTTTGAGAGATTATTTTTATTTGGTCTGTTTGAGGTTGTAAAAAATGATAATACTTGTGCGTAGCATTGCAAAAATAGGGATTTTCATCGTGCTTTTTTGCTTAGACGCCAGGTTGATCGATCCCGCAACGTTTATCAGCCTTGACGCTACATCAGCTTTTGCACAGTGGATTTATGGCAGCGTGAATCAGGAGAATTTTGATGATCTCTGGGTCCTCTCTTGGATAGTGCTTTCTTTTATATTTGCCATTTTTTTCTATAAGATACTAATGCTTGTTTTAAAAAAAAGTGCGTCAGTAAACCCTCGAGCACTATCCAAAGTGCCGCCTGTTAGGTTTTGGCAAAGGAGAGTTTAACAAGCACCGAATCAATGATAATTAATGTGCTAAGTGACGAGCAAACTCTCTGTATGAATGACTGTAAATGTCGTGAAGCGCCGAAGCTATTCCGGCGCAAGTTCATTGAGTCTGAAACTTCCAGACCAGAGACGTTTAGTTGCAACCTTGTCCTCTGGTTGCGCAGTAATAACAGTCACGCTATATTCCTCGCCTCGACTAAACTGGTATTTCACAGGAATACACTGTCCCGCCTGTATGGTATATGAAGGGTTATCGAAATTGTCTTGTTTCCATACTTCCTGCATTTGTCCCTTCGAATCACGGGCTGACAATGACAACGTAAGTAATTTCGCATGACCGCTTTTAACAGTGGGGTCATTATTGACTGAGATACAGGGTTGATTGTCTTTAAGTTTTATGTTAGCGATCCTGTAGGTGTTATGTTCCATGCTACAGCCAGTGAGAAACAGTGGGGTGAGCAAAAGAAATTTCATCTTCATTTAAATAAGCTCCAATAGAGTAGCACCGGCGTTGTGTCCGAAATCGTTTTCAGCACCGGGCTGTGCCGTGTTCGGTATAAACAATACCTTCACGCTCCTACTCTGGCCGCTTGATTTCAGGCGGCAAAGGAAAGGGCTCTCCTCCATGCATGGGTACCCCTTTGCTCAGATCGATATCCCAGTCCGCGAGGAAATAGGGTAATTTTCCTTGCCTTACCTCACCGAGTAGCTTTGTCAGCCAACCTGCATAGGCCCAGTCATCCCCTTTGCCTGCACGAGCCAGTTCCGGGAACTGGCATAAAAACTGCTGCGCCATCTCCAGTGCCGAGAGTGACTTAACACTCTGCCATTCAAAGGGTTGCCAGCCAGCACCGCTTGTGTAACGTTCACTCTCATGCTCATTCGAGTGTTCGGGGGGCATGACTGCAGAAGGGACGCTGTAATCTGGCACCCATTCCAGCCGCCAATGACAACCCGATGGTGCTATAGAAGGAAATATGCGGATTTTTTGGTAACCCAGCACATGCAACTCATGCGTCATTTCCATCATGCGGATACAGGGCAGAATACTTTTATCAATGCTCGGCTGCCAACCGCTTTGCTTATCGACCTCATTGCGCCAGTTTTGCATGTGCTGAACCAGGTAAAGTATTTCATTCAATACATCAAGCCGGCGTATCCATGCCTGAGGAATGTCGTTCAGACCATGTTTAGCTCCCCAAAGCTGCCCTGCAATCGATGCCGTTGAATCGCTATCTCCGTCGTGATTGGCTGCGCGTATCAGCGTATCACGGAAACTACGGGCTGAAAGAAAGGCATACAGACCAATCGCCAGCGCTTCGTCACCCACCCAGCCTTGTCCCAGTTGCCGGATGGCTTCAAGTGGATTGAAACGCATTTCACGGGCAAGTTTTTGGGCTAACAGATAAGGCTCGGTATTGGCTGCTTTTCCATAGATGTGCCCCCATTCACTGCCGTCACTATAGCCATTACGCACGGCGAGGAATTGCTCTTCCCCTTTGATTAAGCGAGCAACAATTCTGGGCAAAACACCCGAAGAAGCCCAGCCATCAACGTGCCCATGCGTTAATGCCGCCGCACGGGCAGCAAGATCAAATAGATCTATATCCTGTAAGAAGCCAATGGGGGCGGTACGCATCACACCACCACAGCCCTTTGAGTCATTTATCGGTTTTTCGATACTGCCTGTCCCGCCCGCTTTTAGCGCTGACAGGCATGTATTACCGGGAGCACGTCTTGTCCGCATGTTTGCTCGTGAAGCCAGCCAACCAAAATGCGATCCTGATTTGCTTTGCTGGGTATCGTACCAGTCGAGATAAGCACGACGTATCTCTTCCAGCGCACGGGATAAGTTAATAACACCATGCTCATTGGTAGCGCGCAAAATACCTTCAAGGGTAAACAGGGTCATTTGGGTATCATCACTAACCACCAATTTACCCTGTTGCAGGATGGGCCTGGTCAGTCCTTCACTGCCAAACGTCTGGTGAATTTTCTCAAGTGAATCAAATTCAACGGTATAGCCAAAAGCATCACCAACAGCCCCACCCAGCAAGCAACCTAAAACGCGATCTAACCAGGTATCATTATGTGGTAGTGATAGTGCATTGAGATATTGCTTCTGAACAGTTGATCCCAGACTACCCGGTCTGGCCTGATTAACCGCAGCGATAGACTCTTCAACCGACATGCCGAGTTCGATCAATAATCTTGCTGAAATGAGTCCGGTGCGCCCGAGCCCACTACGGCAATGCACAAGAATGCGTTTTCCTTCACGAAGAAGCGTACGTAAGCGTAGGCCAGCATAAACCCAGCGCCGTTCAAACGTTTCGTCCGGCATTGTCCCGTCAGTAATAGGTAACTGAAACCAATCCATGTCTCTGGCTTCAACTTCAGTACCAAGGGCTCCGACGTGTAAACTGGTAAGTTCCTCATCCGCCATCAGGCTTACTACGGCAGAGGCTCCCCAGGATTTTATAAAATCCAGGTCAAGCGCGAGGTCTCGCTGAAACTGTCCTGACAAAGCATTTTGCTGATGTTTTCCCGGACAAATTGTCATGCCAATATGCCCTTGACCATCAGATACTTCCACCGAGGCAATGATTAAGGGGTTGTTTAGACTGGTTAGGGACATACGAGCTCCATGGGTAGCGATGGTCATCAGGATCGGGAACACTTCACCGGGTAAAGATCATTTTAGGGGATAACCGGAAGTGAAACTTGCAAAAATGTTAATATCCCACGCACTTAAGGAAGCCGTTACCTTTCTGGCTGTCATTTTTGCTGTAGGCTCTTTTATCTGGTCCGAAAGTACGTGGATGAAGTTAGCTGGATGCCTTGGGGCATTCGTTGTCAGTTACGTACTTTCATACGGCGCAGCAAAATTAAGAGGTAAGTGAACATGTCTGGTATTATTTATCCGTAAATAATTGATCCTCACCATCAGAAGTAGCATGGAAGACAATGAAGAAAAGCGGTAGGATAACAATATATGTTTTAGTAGTGATTATTTCTTTTCTAACCATTCCAGAAGTGGTTATTCGTGTACTGACGCCAGAGCAGTTTGCGCGGCTGAGTGACTTTACAAGCCTTGGAGGGCTCTTCAGTCATCTTCTCTCGCTGCTCATTTTTCTTGGTTTGACCTCCATTTTTTTCGGGATACTTATCATTTTCTTAACGAAAAAAATTTACCGGTACTTAACCCGATCACGCAGCTAATCAAGGCCAATCATTGAGCATTGGGAGCGAACGAAGCGTGCGAGAAGACAGGCACAATAAAGGTAGTTACATTTAAAAGTCATGCTGCCTTGAGGCTTTGGTTAGGGAGGCTGACTGCACTATCATGCATTTTCAGTTCATGTCGTAAAGGGGGAGTGATGATAGATATCACAAGTGGTACCAGACATCTTAAATTAATGCCCTATGAAAGACTGACTGAGTCCGAGGAGCTAGCCTATAGCCGTATTATGGTATGGGTTGAATTCTCAATTCCTGCCTTAAAAACTGAGTTTGCAGCAAAATTTTTTGTCGGGCAGTTGCAGCAGTCCAGGAATGATATGTATGGTTTCCATCAGGCCATAAAAAATGGGATGAAATTTAAGGATATTAATTTAACCTCGGCATTCGATGAGGTAGCCCTTAATTTTCACCAGGCACATTTTGCCGGTACTGTTGGCGTCAGGATGGTTCTGAAGCCTGAGAACCATGCTGACAGTATTACGCTTGAGGATTCCTTCAATATTGATGAGAGCTATTTTCCTGGTCTGCTCTCAGGTCTGGGCGACATCATTTCATGGCAGAATTAATTATGATCAGTTGGCCTTCATGAATCTCTCTTAATGCCCTTGTTACAGCTATCGCCATATTTCTGTCTGTTTCTGATTTCCACTTAAGACACTTTTGTGCCATTTCGAGATGCCTTGTTGTAACATTGTTGGCTAATGATTGAGCATGGTCGCTCACATGAGCAAGGTTAAAGATGAAAAAAAGTCGAAAAATACTCATTTATGTTACATTGGCAATTATTTCATTCCTAATAATTCCTGAGATTATATTAAGGAAGGTTCCCAATGATACTCTTGCCAGGCTTAGCGATTTTACGAGCCTTGGCGGTTTGTTCAGTCCTTTCCTCTCGGCGATGCTTTTTTTTGCGGTTTCATCGATATTATTCGGGATTCTGACCGTGTATGTAGTGGGTAAAATTTATCGTGCTATAACGCGTGAGAAGCACCAATAAACGCGCTTCTAAAATACGAGCTCCCCTTTAGTTACTGATCGTTTTGCATGCGTTACGTAATTTTCGTGATGCTGTGCGGGGCTAGTGCTGGCAATGATCTGGTGACCCAGATGCAACTGTATTCATGGGTGGGTGTGATTATCACTGCATACGACTTGATTATGATCACTCGGAACAGCATATGGCGTTTTAATCTCATCGTAGAACCGGAGCGTCGGGTATGAATGGCGATAAAGAGGCAGAAATTTTGCAGTTCGTTAGAGATGAACTTTCGGCAAACAGGCTTGGGATTGATGACTCCCTTACATCCGGAGATTCGATGACTGTTTTCGAAGATGTTTTTGCAATGATGGAGCGCTTTTCTGAACGTTATGGAGTGGATTGCAGCAGTATTGACTGGCTGAAGTATTACCCTCCGGTCGGTATTCCTTTCCTACCTAATTTTCTTTTGCCGGCAAAGCTGAAAACAGATCGCACCCCACCAGATCCGCTGACCGTAAGAATGCTTATTGAGTCAGAGAGAGCTGGACGATGGCTTTACGATTAGCTGTTGGGAGTATCCCAAAAAAGAAAAAGGGCTGGAGATTTCTCTCCAGCCCGTGCTGTATCTGGTGGCCCCTGCTGGGTTTGAACCAGCGACCAAGCGATTATGAGTTCCTACCGGAACAACCGAAAATCAATAGTTTACGTTATTTATCATTGACATAGATTGCCATCGTTTGCCAATAATTACCCATTGTCCACCATTTCTACCGCCACTTTATCGCCACTGGTTCAAGTGTCATTCAACTAGAATGGTGTGCTGTTATCAGTATCTAAGTCAGCAGATGAGACAAGGACTTGATCAATGCTGGTTCTTTCCATTTCCATCATCTGAGCTTCTTGCTCTCCATCATCATACCAGGATGATGTGTCTACTTCCAAAGCTTCAGATATAACCTCGAATGTTTCAGGAGAATCTAAGTGAGATGCCATCTGTAACTCGAAGGGATAACTTTCATCTATACTGACTCCATCGTGCTTTGAACCGTACTCTTGAGTGACATAAACGGTGCCTTTTGCAAAGATATTAATATACTCATCATCAATGGATGTAATCCCAAAATCATCGACTTCTGTATAATCCACATATGCATGGTTTGCGATAGTTATAAGACTCTCAGGCATGGTGCTAACTGCTGTATCAATAACGGCGTCTCTAATTTTATCTTCTAAAGTATGTATCAGTTCGTCTCTGCAGTTCTCTATACCATTTAGTATCTCTGTTGCGGTCTGCAATATCTGTTTGGCTTTTAAGAAAAACTCCTGAGGGGAGGGATGCATGTATTTTTCTGTTATATGTGTATATTTATTTAGAAAGAAATAGAGTTTTAACATATCATCAATTCTTTCGTTTGATTCTTCTAAAAAATCCTCGCCGAGGTATGCGTCGGAAATCTTTGCCTGAGAGCAGTACTTCAAGCGCTGACGTCTTGAAATTTCATAATGTTCGTTTTCTCTTTCATACCATGATGCTTCTTTCACTTTTTCGTTTGGTGATTTTTTATCAATGATATGTGTTATCAGTTCCCGGATTGAAAAAGCAAAGTTATGAAATCTCAGAGGGTTACCGTGTGAAGAATAGTTGCGTAAACATGCTGTGAATAATTCTTTTTCGAAATCGGTCTCTAAATGACAGAGAAAATCACTCACAAAATCAAGAGACTGTAATTTTTTAAGTTTCATTTTTATCCCTGTAGTTTTAATTAAGTTTAGAAATTGGATTTAATCGAACAGCGTCCTCTAAATGGTCAGGGGCAAAGTGCGCATATCGCATCGTCATTTTTATGTCGGTATGGCCGAGTACGCGTTGCAAGACCAAAATATTACCACCATTCATCATAAAGTGGCTAGCGAAGGTGTGGCGCAAAACGTGGGTAAGCTGTCCTGACGGTAGTTCAATGCCTGTTCTTTCTAGGGCAGATCGGAAGGCGCCATAGCAATCACTAAATAACCGACCTTTTCTATCATCAGGCAGAGATTCGTAAAGCTCTTTGCTGATTGGCACGGTGCGGTTTTTTCTGCCTTTCGTGTTGGTGTATGTGATTTTGTATTTCGCGAGCTGGCTTTGTCTTAGGCCCTCAGCCTCAGACCACCGTGCGCCAGTGGCGAGACAGATTCTTACCACGGTTTCTAAATCAGAGTGGTCGTGCCGTTTGCATTCTCCGAGAAGTAACGAAATCTGGTCGTGGGTTAGCCAGGCCATTTCTATTTCTTCTGTGCGGAATGGGCGCATATTTTTCAGCGGATTTTCACCCTTCCATTCTCCGAGGCGATTTAACTCATTGAACACAGCCCGAAAGTAGGCCAGCTCAAGATTAAGCGTGCGAGGCGATACCTCTTTCACCCTATTTGAGCGGGCATACTCACCTTTCAGCCGTTTTTCTCGGTAGCGGGAAAACATCTGCGCATCGAAATCGCGTGCGATCGGCTCACCCATACACTCAAAAGCATGGTGCATCGCTAACTGTCGTTTTTCACCGTCTTTCAAGGTGATGCCATGAGCGCTATGCCATGAATCAACCAGCTCTTTTAACGTGCGCCTGTCTTCCTTTTCTTCCTGCCACGGGTTTTGAATGGTGTACTGTTCAAACGCCAGTGCCTCGCCTTTAGTGGCGAATTTCTTTCTGATACGTTTGCCTTTTGCACCGTTTGGGTAGAGCTCGCAAATCCAGCCGCCAGCCGGATTTTTACGGACAGTCATCAATTAACCTCGCTGTATACACCTACTACACGGCCAATCGTTTTTATCTCATCAATCCCACATTCAAACGGTACTTTGCCGCCTGCCACATGCAATCTTTTACCGGGCAGAACCGTTAATTCACGGAGGCTGATTGCACCCTCAACATCAACAATCCAGAGGCCATCAGCCAGAGGCGCATCTTTCTCAGCGATGTAGCTTTTGCTCTCGCTTCTAACACAGATGGCACTTTTCAGAGGCTTTTCGAAAAGCTCGGGGTCGATATTCAAAACTCCAGTTTCAGTGAGGCGGCCTTCACTTAATGTGAATAACTGAAGTTCATAAGACGATTTTGAGCGTTCTTCGGATTTTTTTGGCCCTTTACCCGTCAGGATCCATTGGATGTTGACGCCAGTCTCGAGGGCACAGAATGCAGCGAAATCATAGGAAACGTTACCCCGTGTATAGCGGTTTTGCAGCGTGCTAGCTGCAATATTGAAATGGTTTGCGAGCTGAATTTTCTGTGTGAAGCCGTAGACCTGACAGATTCTATCTAAAACATCCTCGTTTGAAATTTGGCTTTCAAAGTCCATAAATCGAATTCTCATATTGACCAATGCGAAAATCCGCATTAGGATTCGGCTGTTGGTGGCAGTTGATGGCAAGCGTCGGCAAAACCTTGGCAATCACTGTCTGAAATTTTCAAATAAGGAATCATGCAATATGGCTTCTGAAATCGCAATCATCAAAGTGCCTGCTCCTATTGTTACTCTGCAACAGTTTGCTGAGTTAGAAGGTGTATCCGAGCGTACCGCTTACCGTTGGACAACCGGCGATAACCCTTGTGTACCAATCGAGCCACGCACTATCCGTAAAGGCTGCAAGAAAGCAGGTGGCCCGATCCGTATCTATTACGCCCGTTGGAAAGAAGAGCAATTGCGTAAGGCATTGGGTCATTCCCGTTTTCAACTCGTTATCGGTGCGTAATTCACAGTATGTGAATTCAGGGAGAGAAGCATGTTTGATTTCAGCGTTTCCACACATCGTCACTATGACGAAGCCTGCCAAGCATTCGCAGCGCGTCACAATGTGGCCGAGCTTGCAGACAAGGCAGGGATTAAGCCGCAGACCTTGCGCAATAAGCTGAACCCGGATCAGCCACATCAGCTGACAGCGCCGGAAATTATGCTGCTGACCGATATCACCGAAGACTCGACGCTCGTCGACGGCTTTCTGGCGCAGCTGCACTGTATGCCGTGTGTGCCGGTCAATGAGCTGGCTAGTGAAAAGCTACCGGTTTATGTCATGAAGGCAACGGCAGAGGTGGGCCAGCTCGCAGCAGGCGCAATCTCAACGGAGCGCCTGACGCAGTGCCGAAAAAATTCGATGGTGTCCAGCGTTAACGTCGGGATCCGCTGCCTTTTTCTGGCCGCTATGGCAGTGCAATGCCGCATCCAGGGCAACCCTGCGGTAGCTGGCGCTGTAGATACTGTCAGCGGTATCGGCGCAACCTTCGGGCTGATGTGAGGTGAGCATGAAACATGACCCCTCGTTCGCATCGCTGCTTGTTCGTCAAAGTCCGTCCATGAGCTACGGCCACGGCTGGATCATGGGAAGCGACCGTAAGCGCTGGAATCCCAGCCGCGACCAGTCGGCATTATTAAGTGAATTGCACACTGTGCGCCCCGCGTCGTTTAAGCGCCGGGTTAAAGCATTTTTGAGGTTGATATGATTAACAACATGTCCGCACCAATCAACGCAGGTGCGAAACCGTTTAATAATACTGATTGTGCTGATGTGCAGCCGGTGAAAATGAGCGGTGAAGAGTGCTTCGCCCGATTTCATCAGAAACTAAAAGCCACGCAAAACGGTGCGCTGCGTAATTTCAACAAGCTGGATGACAACTTTAAATTCGTTGTCATGACGCTGGCGAACCGCAACGAGCCAGGCGCATTTAAAAACGATGAGGTCGGCAGGCCGTTCGAATATTTCGACCAGTCACGCCGGTTTTTACTGATTAAAGCGATGAACGAAATAGCTCGCTGGGGAGAAATTTTACCCCGTCGTTTCTCGCTGCACGAAAGCGTACTACCTGAGTAATTAACCACTAACGAAATTAATGGCGTAAACCCGCCGGGCATTCTTTTGCCCAAATTCTGGAGAAATGAATATGCGTAATACCGAAACCCGCAAGTTTAAAGCTGACAACGATGCGCTGACCGTATTGCTGACAGCCGCCAAAAACGAGGAGCGTAAAGACCGCGCTCTCGCTGTTTCAATCCGTCTTGAGTCGCTGGCTATCCACATTACCCAGCAGGGGCTGAACGGCAAAGAAGCCGCCGAGCTGCTGCGCCGTGAAGCGGCCCGCTTTGAAAACGAATCTCAGGAGCTGCACTAATGGCCGACTCAATGGATCTCGCACAGCAGCGCGAACAGGAAAATCGTGATCGTCATATCCACAACGCGCGTAGCCGTCCGGCTGCGCCTTCTGCGTTTTTCTGCCAGGCGTGCGGGGGCGATATTCCTGCTGCTCGCCGCGCTGTTATTCCGGGCGTGCAGTGCTGCGTCACCTGTCAGGAAATCGCCGAACTGAAAGGTAAGCATTACAAGGGGGCTGTATGAGCACCATCCTGAAATGGGCGGGTAATAAAACCGCCGTTATGCCGCACCTGAAAAAGCACTTGCCTGCTGGCCCGCGACTGGTTGAACCGTTCGCGGGTTCCTGCGCTGTAATGATGGAAACTGATTATCCCAGCTATCTCGTTGCGGATATCAACCCTGATCTGATTAACATGTATCAGCAGATTAAAGATGATGTGCCCGGCTTTATTGAGCGTGCTAAGCACCTTTTCAATACATTTAATTCAGAGGATGGTTATTACGACAGTCGTGACTCTTTCAACCATGACTGCGATCCAGAGTGGCGTGCAGCGCTTTTTCTGTATTTAAACCGGCATGGCTATCGTGGTGTTTGTCGTTATAACAAGCGCGGCATTTTTAATGTGCCGTACGGTAACTACAAAAGGCCGTATTTACCTGAAGCTGAAATCCGCGCCTTTGCTGAAAAGGCGCAGCGCGCAACGTTCATCTGTGCCGGGTACGAAGAGACCCTGGCGCAGCTGCTGCCCGGCGATGTGGTTTACTGCGATCCGCCGTATGACGGTACGTTTGCCGGATATCACACCGCGGGATTTAGCGAGGATGACCAGTATCGGCTGGCCTCTGTTCTGGAGCGCCGGTCATCAGAAGGTTATCCGGTTGTTGCCTCCAACAGCGACACACTGCTGATCCGCTCGCTGTATCGCAACTTCACTCTGCACAAAATTACCGCCGCCCGCAGCATGGGTGTAGCCGCCGGTGAGAGTAAATCCGCCTCTGAGGTTATTGCTGTTTCTAAACCATTCGTCTGGATGGGCATTGATTATGCGGTCGGGCGTGACCA